TCAGCCGGCGGTGGTGGTGGAGGCGGAGGAATTAATGCTACTTCACCAGGAACTGCACAAAATGGTGGAGCAGGTGGTACTGCTGGTGGATCAGGATTAATTACAAATATAGGCGGTGGTGGAACTGCAGGTGTAGCAAACACTTCTGCTGGTGGTAATGGTGCAGATGGACAAGTTCCTGGTTATTGCGGCCAAGGCGGCGGTGGCGGTGGAGGTAACAATAACGGTACAGGCTTCAATGGTGGCAATGGCGGTATTCCTGGCGGCGGCGGTGGCGGCGGCGGTGGCGGAACAACAACAGGTGGAATTGGTGGAGTAGGAGCTCAAGGAAAGGTAGTGGTAATTTCATGGTAGAACGTTGGGCAATGATTCAAAATGGTATAGTAATAAATGTTTGTCTTTGGGATGGTGATTTAAAAACATGGCAACCACCTGAAGATGTTATTATGCAACCTGCACCAGATAATATCGGCATTGGCTGGACTTGGGATGGAACAGAATTTAACTTTTTATCTTGATTGAGTAATATATAAATATAACAATATTACTCAGGAAAGGGATCCAGATGGCTGTTCCTAATAGTAGAGATACATTTAAACAATATTGCTTACGCCGTCTTGGTGCACCTGTGATCGAAATTAACGTTGATGCTGATCAGGTAGATGATCGTATCAATGATGCTCTTAAGTATTATTGGGATTACCATTTTGATGGATCTGTAAAAGTCTATTATAAGTATGGTCCTATTACAAATGAAGATATTACAAATAAGTATCTTAAGCTACCTACAACAATCATGGGAGTTACACGTGTATTTCCAATTGGTGCAGCTTTATCTACAAACAATCTATTCAATATTCGTTACCAGATTGCGTTAAATGATCTTTATGATCTGACCGCAACTACCATGGTTCCATATTATCTGGCCATGCAACATATCCAATTCTTAGAACAACTTCTAGTTGGTGAACAGGGCATCAGATATAACAGACATACTGATACACTTTATATTGATATGGACTGGGGTCTTGTCAATGCTGGTGAATATTTTATGATTGAAGCATATCAGTATTGCAATCCAGAACCAACATATGATATCAGCAATAATCTTGTTGATGCAGGATATCCTGCAGTTTGGTCAGATTGGTGGCTACAAAGATATGCAACTGCACTTATTAAAGAACAATGGGGATCAAACCTGACAAAGTTCAAGTCAGTAAAGCTTCCTGGTGGTATTGAGTTTAATGCCGAAAAGATTTATGATGATGCTGTAAAGGAAAAGGCTGCATTAGAAAATGAAATGATTAATAGCTACAGCTTGCCTGTTGCTGATATGATAGGGTAGGTACCACTTTAGTAAGATGCATTCATTGTGGAAAAGAAGGCAATCCTGGTAACATTGCTAGATATCATAATGGCAAGTGTAAAGTGATAAATAGTTTATCTATAATGGAATGTTAACATATGCCAACAACAAATTTCTTTTTCAATACTACATCATTTACATCAGAGCAAAATCTTCTCAGTGATCTTTCAACAGAGATGATCAAGATCTTTGGTGTGGATATAGTATATCTACCAAGAACAACACCAAATATTGATAAGATATTCTTTGAAGATCCTACTTCAAAGTTTACTAATGCTGTAACTATTGAAATGTATATTAAAGACTTTGATGGTTATCGTGGTGAAGGTGATATGATGACTAAGTTTGGTATCTCAATGGATGACCAAATTACATTCTGTGTATCACGTACAAGATTCCAAGAAGAAATTGGTGCTCCTTATAATCTTATAAGACCAAGAGAAGGAGACCTTTTATATTTTGGTATTCCTAATGCAATATTTGAGATCAAATTTGTTGAACATGAAGCAGTATACTATCAGACTGGTGGACTGCAATTCTTTGAACTCCGTTGTCAGAGATTCAATTACTCTAATGAAGAATTTGATACAGGTAATGATATAATAGATGAAATTGAAAAAACCTATTCTGATAGCACATTAGGTGATAGATTAACAAATGATTCTAATGAATTACTATTATCAGATGATGTTGGAAATATTATTATTGAAACTGCTGAACCAGATCAAAAAGATTCTACAGCACAAAATGCATTGCTTGGTGGTGAAGATATTAGTATAAGTTTTGTTGCTGTTAATCCGTTTCGTGGAAAATAAAAATGTTTGGTAATCCTTTTTACTTTGCTAATATTAAAACATATGTAGTACTATTTGGATCTTTATTCAATAATATTGATATAGAGCGAGTTGATACGTCTAATAATCAAGTAATGACAATTCAAGTTCCAATTGGATATGGACCAAAGCAAAGATATTTGACTCGTGATGCACAAAATCCAGATCTCCGCAGACCAATTTCTCAGGTTTGGCCAAGGATTGCATATCAAATTACATCTTTTAAGTATGCATCTGATAGAAAGTTATCAAATATTGATATGAATCTTGCAAAAACTACAGATGGAAATATTGTAAAAACTCAATATAATCCAGTGCCGTATGATATAGATTTTGAAATGAATATTATTACAAGAAATGCAGATGATTCATTTAGAATTGTTGAGCAAATTATTCCATATTTTACTCCAGTTTTAAACACTTCAGTAAATTTAATTCCCGATATGGACTATGGAAACACAACTATACCAATTATACTAAATAATATATCGTATGATGATAATTATGAAGATAGTTTTGAAACAGACGAGTTCATTATTTGGACATTAAACTTTACTATGAAAGCATACATTTACGGTCCAATTAATTCTGGACCAATTATTAAGAATATTTCAGTAAATGCTGAAAATATAAATTTATTTAATATTATACCAGGATTAACAGCAAATGGCCAGCCAACTTCTAATGCATCGGCGTCCATTCCAGCAAATAATATTTTCCTAACTGATAATTATGGATATATTACTGAGTTTTAAAGCAGATTAATACATGAGCAAAAAAGATAAGATGGCGGATATTCTAAATGTTACGCCTTTAGTTAAAGAGAATAACGTTGTAGTTTATGCCGATTCTGATGCTGCTGCCGTAGACAGACAGCAACAAGATGAAGATATTGCTTATGTGCGATCAATGATGTATGACACAATCAAAACTTCTCATGATGCTCTTGAAGAGATGCTAGAAATTGCAAAACAATCTCAACATCCTCGTGCATTTGAAGTTGTGGCAGCATTACTGAATACTATGAGAGAAGCTAATAAAGATCTTTTAGATTTACATAAGAAAAGAAAAGATCTAAGAAAAGAAGAAATTACAATCAATAATAAAGAAACCATTAACAATAATTTATTTGTTGGTACAACTCAAGAATTATTAGATATGTTGAAAAAAGATGAGTGATAATATTAACTTCTTAGGAAATAGTAATCTTAAGAGAGCTGGAGTTGGAATTGAATGGAATGCGGATACTATTCGTGAATTCTTAAAGTGTCGTGATGATCCAATTTATTTTATTAAAACATATGTAAAAATTATTCATCCAGATCATGGTCTTATTAACTTTGAGCTATGGCCATTCCAAGAAGAAATGGTTAAGTCTGCTATTGATAACCGATTCGTTATTTGTAAGATGCCACGTCAGGTTGGTAAGACTACTACTGTAGCAGCATTATTACTTTGGTATGTTTTATTCAAGAGCAATTTCAAGATTGCTATTCTAGCTAACAAAGAAAAACAAGCACGAGAAATTCTTTCAAGAATTCAATTAGCATTTGAGCATGTTCCTATTTGGTTACAACAAGGTGTAGTTGAATGGGCAAAGAGTCATATGAAACTCGAAAATAATTCAGTTATTACTGCATCATCTACATCATCAGATGCTATTCGTGGTACAACACAGAACCTCGTATATCTTGATGAGTTTGCATTCGTACCTACAAATATTCAAGAAGAATTTATGACTTCAGTTTATCCTGCTATTACTGCAGGTCAGAAGACAAAGATTCTTATTACATCAACACCTAAAGGAATGAATCTATTCTATAAACTTTGGACAGATTCAGAAGAAGGCAGAAATAAGTATAAACGGGTATCTGTACACTGGTCAAATATTCCAGGAAGAGATGCTGCGTGGCGTGAAGAAACTATTTCAAATACTTCTGAAAGACAATTCCAACAAGAATTTGAATGTGAATTCTTAGGTTCATCGAATACACTTATTGATTCTAAAAAGCTACAACAACTTACATATAAAAATCCTCTTATATCTCATAATGGTGTTGACATTTATGAACAACCTATGAAAGATCGTAGATATGTTCTTGTTGCTGATACTTCAAGAGGCGTTGATATTGATTATTCAGCATTCATAGTATTTGATATTACAGAAATTCCATATAGAATAGCTTGTAAGTTTAGAAGAAGTGATATTCCGGCTCTTATGTATCCTAATGTTATCTATGAATTAGGTAATCATTATAATAATGCACTTGTACTTATTGAAACAAATGATATTGGTCAACAAGTAGTTGATATTCTTCATCATGACTTAGAATATGATGGAGTATTGACTACACAGATCAAAGGCCGTGCTGGTCAAAAGGTTACCGGCGGATTTGGTAATCGTAAACCACAAATGGGTGTAAAGACTACTAAACAAGTAAAACGTATTGGTTGTGCTAACTTTAAAACTCTTGTAGAAAACAATAAACTTATTATTAATGATTTTGATTTATTATTTGAAATGACTCGCTTTGTTGAAAACAATGCATCATATGAAGCAGAAGAAGGCTTCCATGATGACTTAGTTATGTGTTGTGTATTATTCTCATGGTTAGTAAATCAGAATTATTTTAAAGATGTATCAGATACAGATATCAGAAATACACTTATTGAAGATACAGAAGATGATGTTTTACCCTTTGGATTATATGATAATGGCAGTGCAGCAGATGATATTGCACAAATAGTAGATCCATATTTCGATGAAGATGCAGGTATATTCAAATCGTTTTATTAAAGTTACAGATTTTATAAATACCAATAGAACTTTTACTATATTACTTTCTTTTATTT